CCTTTCAACTTTTGAATCGCCATAGGCCTCAACTTCTGAATTGTCATAGGCCCAAACTTTTGAATTGCCATTGGCCCAAACTTTTGAATTGTCATAGGCCCAAACTTTTGAATTGCCATTGGCCCAAACTTTTGAATTGTCATAGGCCCAAACTTTTGAATTGTCATGGGCAAAAACTTTTGAATTGTCATAGGCCCTAACTTCTGAATCGCCATGGGCAAAAACTTTTGAATTGCCATAGGCCCTAACTTTTGAATCGCCATGGGCAAAAACTTTTGAATACTCATGGACAATAACTTTTGAATCGCCATACACATAAAAGATAATGCCTGCCTCAAGAATTGCATAGCCATCTGCATCAATCTCATAACCCGTTACTGGCTTTGTTTTGCGTATGTCGTAGTATATTTCTTGCATTTTTTACTCCTTTTCTATTTTTTTCTAAAAATTCCACTAAACAAAACTCTAAATGGATTTTTGTGCATATAATCCATTAAATCCTCAAGTGGCTCTGGCTCTCTTATTTGCTGTTGTTTTACAGTATCTGTTTTTATTTTTTTAGGGGCCTGAATTTTTTTATTGGTGTATGCGGTGTATATTTGGCCTTGATAACAGGGTATAGATATTATTTTATTCATAAATAGTTCCTTTCAACTAATTGTTTAGAGAACCAATAGTATTGCTTCTCAGTTTTGATTCCGTTTGTCCATGAATCGCTAATGCTAGTCAATATGGACTCATCATTGTTGGCCTGTTTTAGTAGTTTTGTTTCCCATTCGTTTTTTTGTTTTGGTTTTTGTTCTGCTTGTGAACGATGTTTGTAATCGTTATGCTCATCAGCGTCATCCGACCCGTCAATGCCTAGAAGCCCACAAAGTGCATATTTTCGAGCGTATGATGTGGCAATTCCAGATGTTTGTGGATCGTCAAGCCCTGCTTTGTCTGTTGACTCCTTCACACAAGAAGATGAAGATATTGAGTGAACCCCATTGTTGAGAGTAGCGGTTGATTTGATATATATTCCACTTAAAACAGAATTAATTTTTGTATTTTTTTCTGTTTTTTCATATACAAATGGAGGAAACACAGAAACAATTTCGTCAGTTAGAATAATGCTTTCACCATCAAGCAATGGCTTGACAGCGTTCAAGATATCTTCTGCTGATCTATGCTTCCATCCTTGATAATGTTTTTTAGTTTTCGGAGCCTTTAGATTTTTTTGAATTTCAGCTAATCGTTTATACAAATAGTATTTATTGCTTGTGTCATCTCTTGCGAATTTGTTTGTTGTTGTTTCTTCTTTAGTCATTTTTTTCCTCCTCAATCATTGCCTCCAATACTTGAATCGCAGGTTTTTTTAGTTTTTCGTAAATTTCGTGTTTAGTTGTGTGGTAGATATATTCAATAGGTCCAGGGCCATATAACCGCACCAATTCGAGAATAAACGCTTTGTTTTTTCTCAAGTCATGAGAGACGTATAAAAAACACGCTACATTTTTTTTGACTGCAAGCTTTACAAACTCACCGTCATTCTTGAGGCGATCTGAGGCATGCTCTATATGACCCCAGCAATGCTTGAGAAATTTAATAACGACATCGTGATCGTCCCGAAGTTCTTCCGAGCAACTCTCAAGATCGTGACCATATAAGTTGTCCATTGCCAGGATTTCATCTTTCGTTGTTCGATTTGTTATTTTCATACCATGACCTCCAATATTTTCTTTGCCAATGCTATGGCCTCGTCTTTGCGTAATACCGACGTATACATATACACATCTTGCCCATCAATAATTCGAGCAATAAGCTCATCATGTGATGTTTTTATCTCTGATTCTGACATTAAAACAACTCCTCAGCGTCTTTATCTGTATAGGGCATATTAGAGATAATTGATTGCCCTAGATTAATATTTGCTATTGTTTGTTTGCCTTGATGGAATATATACACGCTACCGTATCCATTGCACTCACACACGCTATCATCATTTAATTCGATATCTAATGCATTTAATAATTTAGTTAACATGTTAGACCTCACAACTCCAAACGGCATCCCATTCGCAACCGTCTAATTCTACTGGTTCGCAATCTGCACCCTTACACACCTGACACACTTCTTCATAATATGTTGGCATTTCGAATCTATCCATTTTTATTTGCTCCTTTGTTTTTTGTATATTTAAATATTACAATGTCTTACAATGTATGTCAACAATTATTTTAATTTTTCTTTATTATTTTCCAGAAATTCTTTGACGGCTTGATTGATTAATCCTGATTTGTAATATAGTGGATTTTTTTGACATATTTCATTTAATTGATCCAACAATTCGGTTTCAATCCTAAACGATAATGGTTGTTTATTTGTTTTCATTTTTCACCTCCTTTATTTTTTGAAACTCCCTTTCGTTTATTAAATCCCCCCCTATTTTACTATGCCATTACTGGTTGCAATGTCTGAAGTCTTTGATTTCTTTTTTTGCTTACTTGGAACATACCCCCATGTCGATATGCTATCTCATCCATTGAATATTCTTTTTTTCCACCAAACCGTCGGTAATTGCCATTATGCCAATACCAAGCAACTTTATTTTTTGAAAACTTAAAGCCTAGAGATTTGATTTCTTCTTTGTGCGGTTTTGTCTCACCGTCCAGCCATATCCAGTCACCGATAATATTGATATTTATATCGTCGTTGGTAGCGAACTTCTCGATAAGTTCCATGATCTTATTAATTAATTCTTGGCTATAATTGGCCATAATATCCTCAACCTGTTTTGAATCGCTTGAGTATTTTTTGCTAGGGTATTTCAGTTCTTTCATTAAGTACTCATAAGCATTTTTAAGTTCGATAAATGCTTCACTTGTTCCACCATGGTCAGGATGGTGCTTGAATATGGCTTTTTTGTATGCTTTGGTTAGACTCTCAATATTGACTTCACCATCAATATTTATATATTCTTTTGCTTTTTTGTTATCCATTTTTTTAACTCCTTTGTTTTGTTATATAAATATATTACATTGTATTACATATTAAGTCAACACTTTTTTAAATAAAATGTTAAATAAAAAAAACAGTTTGTTAAATTTGTATCTAATATTATATAGTTGTATTGATGAAAGAAGTTTTAAAGCAACAAAAGCAAATAAAAACAACAGAACTCAGAGCTAACAAAGGGCAATTAGTTGAGCGTGGGATACCTACTAACCCAAGAAAGATTGTTAAAGAAAAGTATAACTTATTATTACAATCATTAGATAAGAGTAACCTCACACAGATTCGCCCTTTGGATGTTATAGAGCATGAGGATAAGTTTATTGTGTTGTCTGGTAATCAAAGACTAAGAGCATTAAAAGAATTGAAGATAAAAGAAGTCCCTTGTAATGTATTGAGGGATGATCTTGAGCCTGAGACCTATAGACAAATTGTGTTACAAGCGAACACTAACTATGGGGAGCATGATGATGATCTATTGGCTAATGAATGGGATGCGGTAGAATTGCATGAATGGGGGTATGATCTACCTAGTTGGGAAGATGAAAAGATTGAAGAAGAAACACAAGGTGATGATGATGTGCCAGAAACAGCCCCAGCAATAACGGTTAAAGGTGACTTGTATATGTTAGGGGAACATCGTTTATTGTGTGGGGATTCAACCATGATTGATGATGTTGAAAAGTTAATGGATGGGGCCAAGGCTGATATCTCTTTTACTAGCCCACCATATAATGCTGGAAAAAGTGAATTGTTGAGTGGGAACACGCATACGGGAGACAATAAATATAATTCATACATCGACAACCAAAAAAGTGAAAATTATTTAGATTTATTAGTATCGTTCACTCAAAACGCTTTGATGAATTGTGAATATTTAATTTGCAATATTCAAAGTCTTGCTGGCAATAAAATGGCTTTGATTGATTATATTAATCATTTTAAAAATAAATTCATAGATGTAGCGATTTGGGATAAAGGGCACGGAGCTCCAGCAATGGCTCAAAATGTTATGAACTCAGCATGGGAATATTTATTGTTTATTTCATCTAAAGATAACCCATCCAGAGCAATTCCAAACGCTAATTTCAGGGGAACGGTGCCAAATATTTTTAGAGGAAATCCACAAAGAAACAATGAATTTTCTAAAATTCACGCTGCCACTTTTCCGATAGAATTGTGCGAGTGGGCACTACAATTTACAAATGAAAAAAATATCATTTTGGACCTCTTTCTAGGATCAGGTTCAACCCTCATAGCGTGCGAAAAAACAAACCGTAAATGCTATGGCATGGAATTGGACGAAAAGTACTGCGATGTAATCGTTAAACGTTACATTGAGTTTTGTGTAAAGAATAGTAAAGAGGCTAAAGTATATCGTAATGGGGAGTTAATCAGTAATGATGTTTTTCTTGTTGAATGAATTGACCGCCAAGGGGTTGAAAGTGAGTGTTAAATCATGAGTAAGGGATATGAAATATATAAAAAAATTATAGAAGCTGTCGAATCTGTATTTGATAAAGCAATACAAAATATTGACGAACTTATATCTCAAAAAAAAGATAGTGATGAATACTTTTTTTAAATTTTATCATCTTTGGTATAGACGGAAATACACATAAAATGGTATTTTTTGGAGGTTTATTTTTTATGGCTATGGATCTTTTTAGGCACGAGGGGAAGTCATGATTGATAAATTGACACCCAAGGGATTTAAATTGATTGTTGAGTCATGAACACGATTAAAATTAATTATAATTATGATACCGATGAAACAAAGATTAAATTTAATGATGAGTTTAATTTGTTGCCAATGATTCACCAGTTAGACGCAATGAAAGATGGTCTATGCTTACTTGAGGAAAGATATAATACGCTATTGCATAATTTTAATGAGCAATTATTGACCATAGAAGAAGTGACTCAAGGTGCTAATATGAATGATATTGAGGTGAGGGATTAATGGCGTATAATACCGAAGAATTGTATAAAATGGCACTAAAAATTATTAAAGAAAAAAAGGTTAGAACGATTGAAGACTTAGTTTCTTATATGCCATGCGAAAGAGTTACTTTTTATAATCATTTTCCTGTAGAATTTGACAAATTTAACACTATAAAAAAAGAGCTGGAACAAAACAAAGTCGCTTTTAAAGAAAGATTGGTTAACATGTGGACAAGTCTAACCCATACATCGCCAGCAACACAAATATTTCTCTATAAACTATGTGCGAACAAAGAAGAAAAGGAGGCAATATATGATACAAGCATAAAGGCAAGCATTGACCCCCCTAAACATGAAATAACATTAAATTTAATTAAAGATAATGAACAAAATTTAATTGAGGGAAAAATAGATGAATAAAATTATTAAAAATAATAAAGTAGCTGTTTTTTGGGGTTGGGTAGGATATAAGCAATTATCACAAACCCCATTTCTTGAGCATTGGTTTAAGTATGGCGATGAAGAATTACTTGCAATAATTTTAAAACGTAATCAATTTCAAGATGAACTTCAAAAAGATATGGGAATTAATATTTACGTGCCACATTATAGCAATTCAAAGTCTATGATGATTAACCCTGATGCAAGACAAAGGCCAGAATTTAGACGAATAGTCAATCAAAACAGACTCATATTTCAACACGCAACAAAAGTTATAAAAAGCCAGATAAGTATATTTAATCACGAAAATAAAAAAATGTTAGATGAATTAAAAATGTTTGGCTTAGATATAGAAAAGGAAGTGAGCTATGCGCTATGTGAACTGGTGACAGAAAACGTTGATGTTACATGGAAAGTCGATAGTGATATAGAGTTTAATAAACTGTAAAAAAAGAAAGTGAGGAATAAAAAATGGCAATAACAACACAAAAACACATTAATATTATTGATGAGTTAAAAGAGAGAGCGGTTAAAGATAAAGCAAAATTAAATGGAGCATTATTACCAGACGAAAAAGAAAGATTTACCCTAGCCATTGATGGGCTGGAAGCCACTAAAAAAAGAATGATGATTGATTTATTGCAACAAGAAAAGCAAAATGTAGAAAACGAATTGGATAAACTTAATGCTTAATACAGTTTTGTCTGATTTGTGGAATAGTGTTGATCTACTTATTACGTTATTTATTTTTACAGTTGCGGGTGGGATAAATCTTCTTTTTGCTTTTAGGGTTATGTATTTGGTTAAAAAAAATGAAGACCCAATCAAAGTGTTTAAAAAATATGAGGATAATGGCACATTGCGCGATGTTTTAATTAATCAAAAGGAATACGACGAGATTAATGGCATTTAAGCTCAGACTTAATACGCGTTATACGCTGGAAGATGGTCACGAATACGTTCTAATTGGCACGACAGGCAACGAGACAGAAAGTAAAAATAAATGTGTAGTGCTTGTGGATGATGTTAACTGTAAGCGTAAAAAATTAAAAGTAGAGGATTTTTATAAACAGGTGAAATGAAAGCCTCGCTAAACTATAACCAGTCAGTCATATTTAATACTGTTTTTAACGAAAATATGACAATGAAAAAAGACTGCCCTAGAGAGATCGCTTTTTGGGGTGGCTATGGTTCAGGCAAGAGCTGGGTAAGTATATTATTGGCCTATTATTTATGCCATTATCATGAAGGCGTACAATTATTGATGACAAGATACAGTTATCGGCAGCTTAAGGATACGTGCATTGTACAGTTTCTTGAGGCGTTCCCACCAGATGAATACGGTTATACCCATATGAAAGCAGATCATGAGTTCCATTTTGGGAATGGTAGTAAAATTATTTTTAGATCGTTTGACGACCCAAGAAAGATTTTATCTAGTAGCTATGACGCGGTTATTATGTGTCAGGCCGAGGAACTGAAAGAAGAACACTTTTTAGGTGCTTTGGGGCGTATGAGGGGTACATCATTACCAGTTAAGTTAATATTTACGGAAGGTAACCCACGCTATGGCTGGTGCAAAAAACGTTATCATGACAATGACCCGCCAGAGGATTGTTTATATATCAGAGCTACGACATACAGTAACAGGAAAAACTTGCCTAAAGACTACATAAAAAACATGGAGCAGAACTTTCCACCAAGTTACATTCAACAGTTTTTGGAGGGTAATTGGGATTCAACACAGAATGCAGTGTATGACCAATTAATGAGCCATCACATTATACCTAGACAACAAGTACACGATCATTGGTATAAGTGTATAGGGCTAGATCATGGGACGCGTGTTGATACTAGCATTGTGTTTATGGCAAAGGATGAGACAGGGCGTATTTATATTTATGATGAATGGCATAAACCACAGCCAACAGTACATGAGATTGTCCAAGCGTGTAACAGGTACGGTCCACAGCCAATCATTGCCGATTACAGCATGAAAGTGCAAGATCGTGATTATGGGTCATGGTGGCGAGATTTGCAATCTCATGGCCTTAAATTAATCGAAGCCGTTAAAGAGAAGTCCGGGAATATTTTATTGGTCAATCAATTATTATTTCAGAACAAACTATTCTTTTTCGATAACATTCCATACGTTATAGATCAACATAAAAATTATATGTACGTGGACAAA